AGCAGTTCAACTTCTTTTCATTCGCTTTAATCAGGTAATATAACGGTAGTAGGGCCGTTGGTTGTTATAGTAGGTTAAAGAAGCTTAGAAGACTTGGGTAGATCCCGTTTGTTGATTTTGTTGTCGTTTTAGTATTACAGTAAAACATATTGCATACCCCGCAATATTTGGCATTAGTTTATGAATGTTACAAATTTTACTTTCTATGTTGCTTTCCAATCAACTTTTCAATACTTCTTCGAGTTGTATCAATACTGGTTCATTGTATTATGGAAATATTTCAGTTCAGTCATATTTGACCTCCTTCCATATTCAATTTACTTGGCTTGGTTTGTTCTTATTACTTTTGTGGTTATATCTAGTTATCAACTATTTCATTCTTATTATCTCGTTGCTACTAAGCATAAGTTATTACATCTTATTCGGTATTATATCTTTGGGTTGGTATTTGGTTATGATGTCCTGGACGGTGTTTACACTGATCGGACGATTAATCCTTTACCTAATGACTTGCCGTATTATGTGGATACTCGTGTTGGTGAACTTGACGATGATGTTGTTGACGACGCAGATATTAGTGACAACTTCCAAGTTAAATCAACTCACAAACGACACCGTATCCGAGCCACTCTCGCTCTCTACTTTCATCTTACATCTTTACGAATGGGGAGTGAGCTTTTGGATCCGGAAATAATACGTTTGGAATCCGTTAAGTTCTTAACTGGCAATTTTCCGTATGTAGCTTTTAGGCACTTTGAACCAATTGTATCAAAAGTGTGCTTAATGTTACTAGCGCCAAAGAAGGAAGATTTAAATATTAGTATTTATAAAGACCTCTTTGAAGCGCAAAAGCAGAAAACCCATTAAGGACGCCCACACTATAGGCGCGCACAGGAACCTTCCCCAACAAAGGCTCCGAGTGGTGATGTAAAAATCACAGAAGTGAGGGCAAAATTTAATATGTTGGATCAGTTTCGGTTTATTGATATTGATTACATGAGCCCCAAGTTGGTAGCTGTCGTATTTACGAATACTAAGGACGCTGCTCTTAAAAGCTTGCTTGAAAGGGTCCTCTATGTAAAACATGGTAACAATTTTGATGAACCACCCCGCCCGGTAAGGGCCATATTTGAATCTTCATTACAAAACCAACGAGACAGACTAATAAAGTCCCTTTCTTCAGGTGAAGCCATCAAGCGATTTACAGATGATCAGATGATTGCTGAAAGTGCACCCTCAAAAAGGAGACGTATGCGCAAGGTTATCGAACAGTTTAGCGGCCGAGTAGATACACCATTAGATGCTCACGTTCATGGATTTGTGAAGACAGAAAAATTGGTACCGAAAAGTGGGGTAAAGCATTGTGATGTTGTCCCTAGATCCATTTTACCACGAACAAAACAGTTCAATTATTATTTGGGTCGTTACACCAAACCTTTAGAGGAAAAGATGTACGACAGTATTGACGAACTTTTTGGATATCAAGTTGTTGCAAAACATCTTAATCAGGAACAACGAGCAGAACTACTACGTAAACACTGGCTGAGCTTCAAGGATCCTTGGTCATTTAGTAGTGATGCGAAAAGGTATGATGAACATCATAGTCAACAATCATTAAAGTTTGAAGATTCATTATATCTTTCTCAATTCCACGGAGAGGAAAAGAGAGAATTGCGCCGATTGCTAAGTTACCAACATGTAAATAAAATTAGATGGTATACCAGAGATGGTTACAAGTTGGCAACAACAGTTAAAGGAAGAAGAATGACTGGAGATGTTAACACTTCATTAGGCAATATAACCATTATGTGTGTATTAGTTCACAAATTTTTGCAATCACTAGGGTTTCTTGACAAAGTGAAAGTTGTTAATGATGGAGATGACACTGTATTCATTGGAGAACATGAAGATTTGCTAATCCTAGAAGCCGCGTATCCTGGATTTATGCTTAATTACGGTTTCGAGATGGCACTGGAAAATCTTGTTCATGTATTTGAAGAAATTCAATTTTGTCAATCACATCCAGTATGGGCCTTTGATAGATGGACTATGGTTCGTAACGTACTCAAATCACTATGTTGCGATCCTATAATGTTAAACCATAGATCAATGAAGTTCAACGAATGGCTCACCTGCGTTAGTGTAGCTGGGTCCATTTTGTGTTCAGGAGTTCCAATTATGCAATCATTTTATCGTTGCCTTGACAACAACCATAGTATTCAACACATACAAAAACTCTATGATAAAAATTACCAGGTCGGGTTATTCTGGCTAGCTAATTTGAGTAATGGAGACGCACGGAAGATCCAAGAAATAACACGAGAAAGTCGAATATCGTTTTACAAGGCTTTTGGAATCTTACCATCGCAACAAATTAGTTGTGAAAAATACTATGATAATTTTACAGTTTGTGGTTTGCCATCTGGCTCCATGGGTCGGAGCCAGTTACAATTAGCGACATACGAATCCCAATATCGTCACTTATTATCACCACTACCACTTTAATAAGCTGGAGCTAATTTTTGTAAATTACTACAACCCTTATTGTAAAATAAATATCACCTTTCCTGTTCTATGCAAGCAGCAAGATCTTATCCAAAACCTAACTCTAAAGGAAAGTTACCACCCCCTTTACCACCAAGATCCTATAAAGGACCAGTTCAGCAAAAACAAATCATGTCACCACCTCCGAAGAAGAGTCGTGCGAGACGTGCAAAACAACCTAAACAACAATCTTTCAACTGGGCTGGCTTGGGAAATTCTATTGTGTCTATGCTCCCAACAATACTTTCAGGAGCAAAAGGACTCTTTGAGCTCATCGAGGGCTTCGGTGATTACCAAATTTCGCAAAACACTTTAATGGGAACTAAAGGTTCTGATTTAGGTACATCGCCTGGAGTTTTCGGACATGCTAACGGTTCTATAACTGTTACTCATCGAGAGTTTATTGGAGATTTACAAACACCTTCCACTGGTACGTTCAATTTAGCTACTATTATTAACAACAATACTTCAAATGGAACTACTAGACAGAGAATCAATCCATTAAACGCAGTATTATTTCCATTCTTGGCTTCAATTGCTGCAAACTATGAAATATGGAGACCTGAAGGAATCATTTTTGAGAAGAAGGCGTCAACTTCCGTGGCAATTTCTTCCACCACCAACATTCAAATGGGAATATCAAGCATGTCTACTCAGTATAATGCACAGGATCCACCTTTCGTTTCAAAACAAGATATGAGTCAATATCAGTGGACAACTAGTAAGAAAATTACTGAAGACTTTATACACCCAGTTGAATGTGATCCCAAGCTAGGTGTAACTGGCAATGGAAATTATTACATTTATGGAAAGCAACAATCAACAAACGTTTCGGATGACCGACTAAGTGATCTAGGTATCATAAATTATTATGATTCTGGATTTCCCCAAGCCCAAAATACTACTGGGGAATGGTGGGTTACATATCAAGTGTGGTTAGGAAAACCACGCAAACCTGGACGTTCAGCTTGGGCTGACCATTATCAATTAGGAGCTACAGCTACTACTTCTGCTTATTTTGGAGCAGTCATTCCATCACCCAGCACATCATCTAACCTTGGAACTGGATTAACTAATACCACAATTACTTTTCCATCGTGGTTTCAGGGCAATGTACAAATTATTCTTGTATGGTACGGAGATTCTACAGCTTGCGTTCGGCCAACTTTTACTGGTACGAACGGGGTTTCATCAGCTAATTTATATGCGACTGATGGAGCCAACACGGCAAGCGTAAGTGTAACCACTACAAATTTCATTGAGGTGTTAACCTTCACCATTGCTCAACCAACCAGTACTAATTCAGTAGCAACAATCACATTATCTGGAGGAACAATACCAGCCAACGTTACCGGAGGCGATTTGTTTATCCATGCTACATCAATTATAAATTAACTATATCGTTCCCGTTTTATGAACATTTAAAATATAAAAACAAAATAAAATAACTTTATCGCTTCTTTGAGAGAGGATGGCAGTGTAGGGGTACACTGAAGCCCACCCACCAATCAAGTTATAGAGAAAGTCGTTCCCTGCTGCATCAGAAAGTGGGAAAGTTCACAAAACATCTTTGATATTAGTACTATCACAAATCCGCTATAATCCATT